TCATGTTACCTGCACCCCGGAAATCACATAATCAACAACAGAGGCATCGGTAGTGTTGCCCCATATCGCATCCCCGGCACCCATTGTAATAGTTTGATTAATCTCCACTGACTGACTAGCGCTTACAGATAGGTTCATCGGGATAATCCTCCGGGCAGTACCGCCGGCTTTTTGGAAAAAGAGATTAACGTTTTCCGTCGTAGTGTTCGTATTCACCAGCGTGATAAACTTCACAACCGCCGATGCACCTGCGGGCACGGTATACAATGCCGCTGCCGTCGCAGGGAGTTGTCCGTTTGCCAGATTAAGATACGTAATTGTCATTTTCTCACCATCCGAGAATCGCCATCAATTGCGCATTTTGATCTATTCCACTGACACCACTTTGCCATGAGAGGTTGCCTGAACCATCGTCATACAGGTATCCGGCTGTGTCCGAGGGCAGCAAAGGATCCGTTCCCCCTCCTTTATGCGTACTCGCGTGGGCAGTCGGTGTACGGGCATTGGAGAGCCGGGCATCACCGGTAAGAACCAGGTTTGCCAAAAGTGTCCCGCTATCCTGGACCTGATCACCGGTCCCGGTAGCCGTAACCACATCCCCCGTTGTCATTGAAGAAGCGAGAGCAGTCACCGGATTGGTGAGTGCAGGTTGCCGCGTGGTGTCGGTCGGGTGTACGTGTCCTCCATCCGCAAATTTACCATGAGAACCGACAGCGGCAATACCGTCCATCTGGGGAACAACGGTATCCACTACAGGAATCGCAGATGCAGCCGCCCGGGACGTATCCGTCGGATGAACATGCCCCGAATCCGACAGTTTCCCATTTGTTCCTGGCGAAGCAGTACCGTCCATTGCCGGGTTTATCGTATCGACGGCCGGAACGGCGGGGAGAGTACCTCCATCCTGCAGCACCTTCCCGGTTGCATCTGCAAAGGTCGCAAGATGCCCGGCGGTTGCAGCAGCGGGACCGACAACATTACCGGAGCCTGTAGGAAGGGAACTGACCAGGATTTTCTTCTTGGTAAAACTCGCAGCCGAATCTTCGATCAGGATAACGTCAGCTCCGGCAGGAGTTGTTTTTGTGGTCTCTCCGTTGATCTCCCCGGCGGTTGCGATATGGAACACAGTACTATCGGCTGCCCGGGTTGTATCGGTAGGATGCACATGCCCACCGTCAGCAAACTTCCCGTGAGACCCAATAATCGCAGTACCGTTCATCTGGGGAACAACGGTGTCTACTACGGGAATCGCAGATGCAGCCGCCCGGCTGGTATCAGTCGGATGCACATGTCCCCCATCTGCAAACTTCCCGTGACTTCCGATAGCCGCAGTTCCGTTCATCTGGGGGAGAATTGTATCAACTACCGGTATTGCACTCGCCGGGGCTTTGCTCGCAAGATCGTTAACGAGATCCGTAACCTGCGATTCAGCAATCGTTACGGGATCAGAGCCGGTACTTCCGTGTGTGGTTTCGTGTGCAGTCGGTGTACGTTCATTGCTCAACCGTGCATCCCCAGTAAGAACCAAGTTCGCGGCCGGGATACCGGAATCGCCGATGTTTTTACCGGTCGTGTCAGAAAAAGCGGGAATATCTCCTGAAACCGAAGAAGAGGGGCCGTTCACGTTCCCGGTGTTTGGCGGTGTTGAAAACGTCCCCGTTCCATCGAGATAGTGAGAAGGATTCCCATCCAGTTTTTTCAGGAGCCCGTGAGCGGCGGTGCTTGCGTTCAGGGACGTGGTATCCGAGGGCGGGGCAAGCGTATCAAGAGCAATCGGCTGGAGTCCTCCAGCCTGGTGATCAGACGCGTGACCCCGCAGATAGCTCACAAGAGCGTTCCAATCGGCAGATTTTACTGTTGAAACAAATGCAGTAACCGGATCGTACCATGCCATTGCATACAGAATAGCGAACGGGGGATATTATAGGGGCATTCCGGAAAACAGGGGTCGGACGAATCCTTTTTAGGTCTCGCATCCCGAGCAGAAACCTGTAGATGAGACTCACGTTCAGATAAATTGGTAAAAAGACTTAATATACAAAAAGGACAAAATGTACATTTTATCCAAAAAAGACCAAAATAACCTATCGATTGAATGGGTTTTATGAGGTGATTGTAAATATGAAACCTGAATTAGCCGAAAAGATCATGGTATCTGCTGAAACCAAGCAGGTTCTTTATTCGTATAAACAACCCGGTGAGCGACTAGGGGACGTCGTCTCCCGCCTTATCAGGGACCGTAAGCGGGAAGAATTTATCGAACATCTCGACCGTATAGCCCGGGTAGGCGACTTCGTCCCTCTTGACCGCGATCCAGAAGTGGCAGAGATGAAAAGGGAGACATCGCGTGCAGGTAAACATCGACAGAAAGGCGCTCCAGTACATTAATAGCCTGCCGGATAAGGATCGGCGGCTGGTCAAAGAGCACCTCTTCAAACTCGAAGACCCGAGGAGTGCTCCTGATGTTGAGCTGTTGGAGAATGGTCATTGCCGGATGCACATCTCGCATTCATATACCGCTTTCTTCGACGTTTTACCCGGAAATGTCGTGAACATCCTGGATGTTATGACTATCGAGGAAGCACACAAACGGTACAAGCGATTCCACTAACCGTGGGAGTATGTCAGAGGATCGTAGAATCAAGAATTATTGCAGGCCGGAGAATTGTCGAATCAATGGCGACCGCATCAACTGGGATTGTAGAATCAAGAAATACTTGAGGAATGATAATAGGGGTGCTGACGGTAACACTGGGAGTTTGGAAATCCCCGTCAAAATAATCGATATCGAATACAGCAACATCGAAAAGGGTTGCAGCGTATCCCATCAGTAAATCGCCTGCTGCACCGTGAAATATCCCTTTTTCCCGGGGGGCAATTGTACTCCATTGAGCGTTACGTTCGCCTGGAGGACATATTCCCCAACTTCTGTGATATCCGCAGTACCGTTGGTCGTATAAGAGAGCTGTCCGGAGGTAGGATTGGATACCGTTGCCGGCCATGCTGCAAACGTCCCGTCAGGCATCTTGACCTGCAGCACGGCAACCACAGTACCGGATAACGGGATATTAGTATCAACCAGAATCGTCTGACCGGCTTTCCCCATCCAGAGAACGTTTGCCATGTACCCAGCATGGGGTGCGAATTAAGATATAGGGGAATGGCAGGAAAAAAGAGATCAAAATGATTAGTTATGGTCGTACTCACTCCGGATTAGAATAAACAGTATTCCCTGATAAAATACGACGCCTCCGTTCATTAATTTCTTCAATTTTTTCCTTAGTTAACGGGGGGATTTCGTACTTATTCCCTTTTCCTTTCGGATAACTCATCATCCGGTCACCGAATGCAGTCCGGTATTTGAACTTCTTTTTCGGTTGTTCTTCGGTTTCAGTCATCGACATGCTCCCGATATACGTAGATAAGACGGACAGGTTTATCCATCAGTGTCTTTTCCTCGCCGTTGTCTATGGTGAGTGAATTTTATATTTCTACACAATCGACAATATACTTTACTCCTCGCCGTAAAAGAACCTCGTCTTCACCTCCGCGTCCGATATGGATAGCGGGTTCGCCTTTCTTCCCTTTCATTGTTAAAATGTTGATGAATTTCGCTGATTCGTCTTTTTTGCCATACACACAGGACGTTCTGATATTGATGGATGTAGACTGGAACGCCGGATCAGGTTCGTTTTCTCCTGCCAAGATATCATCAGCGTAGTCCTCGGATATGCCACGGAATAGTTCGATATCGGATTTAAGAGGTGTAAGTTTCGATGCGGATTCTATCTCTTCGAGGCGATTGCTCGTTTTTTCATCCAGATTGTCCGGATCATCGCGGATTATAGTGTTGATTCCTTCAATACCGGAATTTGCATAATCCCGAATGGCCACTTTTGCCGATAAAGTGTACTGATCAGAAGATTCGAACTCCGCTGGGATTGCGTGTGATATGGAAGATGCGTTCACTGATTTGACGGTTACGGGTTTTTCCCATTCGGTGAGAAAGGAATCAGATTGACCACCTTCCCAGGTATTGTTCCCGGCTTTGTCCCCAAACCTTCCATCCTTCGCTCGTGGATGATCCTCTTCCCGGAACTCTGCTTTCCCAATAGGCTTCTTATTGGTCTGCCCGTCATCCTCCGGTCTGCCACTATCATTCACCGCAACCCCCTGGTATCCCTCCCGGTGCGGGCCTGATGGAGGTACTACGCTGGGATCAGCAAGCGGCTTCTGGTATGTTTCATCTGGTGCGGATCCTATTCCCGGATTAAGAGGCAGGTTGTTGGCCTGGAGCAAACGCTGGTATGCCGCTTCCATCGAATCCTTCTGGCTCGCCGTGTTTACTGCCGTTGTAACCGAGGTGATGTGCTCTTCCTCGACTTCAGCAAGCCGCATAGCCTCTTCCAGGGGCACGTTCATATCGACGTATGATTTTACAACCTGCGCCTGGGTCTGGAGATATTGCATTTCCTTGATCTTATCGTCGAGTTCGATTACCGGTTTAAACGCAAACGTCCAGCCTTCCTGGTATCCATCGAGCTCGGGCAGGACTTCATCGTTGATGACCGTTTCAAGGTGCCGGAGAAGCGGTGCCAGCATCTTGCTTTTGGTGATATTCTGGTTGATATAGGCGGTTGCACGGTTCACGTCGTCCCCGGTGAATTCGGAGGGGGAAAACCCGAACATTGCCCAGACAATCGAAGAGATCAACTTCTGGCCTTCGAGCCATTGCATGTTCATGAGCTCAGGGAAAATGGTGCTGATATCTTCCTGACCTATCAGGTGAAGGATGTTGCCGAAATTCTCCGGGCCTTTATTTTCGAGCTCGACTTCCATCCCGCGTTCTTCCAGTTGTTCGATGCTGTTGAGGTCAGGGTGTTTCCAGACCATCGATGGACCGACACCGTTTGCAAAGGTCATCCCGGCGGCTTTTGTGCTATCGATGAGGTATTCGAGCTGCCAGCGGATCTGCTGGATGAAATCCGTGCCGTAAATGGAATCCGCACGGGGATACATCATCAGGAAACAGACATCGTTTGGCGCGAAGGGAATGTAGATACCGGGTTTTGAATGCTGCCAGTACCGTTTCACATACCCGTGCGACCAGGGACCGAAATAGGAAAGGCCATACTGCCCCATGATTTCATTGAAATGGTTATCGACCTCGATCCAGAATTCCGGGCCGCTGTATGCTTTGAGTTCAAGAATCTTACCGGCAACCGACCGGGTCTTGACCCAGCACGCCTGATCGTAGCGCAGAAGGTCCGGGATGGTTTGTTTAAGAAGGATCTGGAATGTCTGCTGGGGATTGGGTTTTTTTAGGAACTGGACTGCCGACTGGACGCTTTCTTTATTGGCATCGGTGATATCCCATTCGACTGTCTCAACCGTATCCATGATCCGTTTCTCGCACACGGCGTAGATGGCATTCCGGGCAAGGCGGTCATTATCGGCTTTCCAGAAGTTCGGGCGGGGAATCCCGAAGATATTCATGTAGGAATTGACAGAATAGATCGCCCGTCGCATGGGGTCATGCATGAGCTGGTTAGCCCGGATTTTCAACGCTTGTGCCTGATCTATTGATGTGACCTCGTATTTGTTGAGCGATTCTGAGTACCGGCTTCCTTTGTGCAGCGCAAGACGGCGCCGGTACGCAAGATCCGCTTCTATTTCTTCACTGTAGCTGGGCGCCTTCAAGACTCGTGAGAACGTGCCGAGACCTGCCGACGTCGCTTTTTTTACTTTGTTCAGAATACCCATCGTTCACCTGTACAATTTTTTCCAGATCGGATCATGTTCACCGGTTTTCATCCTGCCCGTCCATTTCCCTGAATTAGGGAGCGGTGTACTCTTTGCCCCGCCCTGTGCAGACTCGGATACCGCGATGGCAAAATCAAATGCATCGAACTGGTCATCGTGGGCGCCATCCGGCATAATGCACAGTTCTTCGACAAAATCCGCCATGCCTTTTTTAACGAAAACCTTGCCGTTCTGGACAAGACCGCTCCGGCCATACGCCCTGCTGACCTTATCTTTCGTTGTTTTTACTTCCTTGACTCTCATATAGGGGTATGTCTGCCGTATCCTCTGGACGAATTCCTTCTGGAAGGCCACATCTTCTATACCGATAATCAACGGGTGCCATTGATGGTACTTGGCATCTACGATACGGGCCCGACCATCATACGTGAGCCGTCCTTTGAAAACATCGAGGACAAAGATTTCTTTGGTGTTCTTATCCACACCGATGATGCAGACCGCGAAGAAATCGCTCTGGTCGCTTTCGCCGATGCTGGGATCCACTCCGGCATAAACCGCCAGCATGTTTACCGCAACTGGCGCCAGATCAGGCCGAAGAATCCACAGGCTGCCATCTTCCCGTGTTTCCATCTCGTACCAGCGGAACCAGTCATATTCGAAGATACTACCCTTTTTCATGAGCTCGGTATCGTTCTGGTACTGGAGATTGAACACCACGGGGCCTAGGTTTTCCTGGATGGTTTTGAGTCCCTCGGTCTTCTTACCGGTAACCGGATCGCACCGGTCCACCAACGGCATGTATGCTTCCCAGATCGACCGTTCGCCGTCTTCTGTCTGGACGATTGCCCGTTGGATTTGGGTATCGTATTTGAGCTCATCGATCATGACCTGATAGAGGTCGAGATAATGATACCGGGTTCCGATAACGTGGAGCTCGCCACCGGGGATGAGGGTCGGCAAAAGTGTCTGCTTGAACCATTCAAGCATCCGGGCCCGGCCGCCTTCTGTCCGGCTGTTTTCAAAGTTTACCAGGTCATCGCAGATGATGACATCGTAGTGTCCTGACGTGACCGCCCCGGAATACGCCCCCAGAGCGGTAATCGTGGCTTCGGTGAGGATCTTCTTTCTTCCGGCAAGGACGATCTGGTGATCCGTCCATTTGTCGCCCTCGACTGAGCCGAAATGTTGTTTAATGACCGGATGATTTTTCAGGGCGGTTTTTATTGTTCCCAGAAATCGTGTGGAGTGTTCATCGGTATCTGATACAATTAAAATCCTGATGTCCGGATCGATTAACGCCCGCCATGCAGCGTAGCCTACCGTGACGATCCGGCTTTTTCCGCAGCCACGAGGGGCTAGATCAAGCGTAAGCGAACAACTTTCAGCATGTGCCAGAATGTTTTCGTGATGGGGTTCTATCACGTAGTTGAAAATAAAGTGGATGAAATAGCGGCATGAACGTGAGAGAATCCCTTTCTCATACTGCGAAAAGTCATCTTGCGAAAAGGATTTCGGGATCTTGGAATCGGCCATTTACAATCTCGTGAGATCACGCTTTCAATTCTTCTTCGGGGATGACTGCACTCATAACAACCTTATCCGGTGTTCCTGCCGGGAAGAACTGGGAAGCCCCGCAACCGTTGAGGTAGATGATCCTGACTTCCTGAATGAGGGTCCGGTACTGTTCGGTAAAAGCAGAGAAATCCTTGTTCAAAGGCATCCGCGTGAAATCCATCGTTTGGAGATCGTGCGGAGTATATCCGGGTTTTATGATTTCAGAAAGGTTCCCGTCTTTTCCGATAAGCCGGATCTCCTTGACGGCCATTCCGTATTTATCCGCGAGGGCTTGGGCATCGGCATTGAGACTCATGAGGCGGCTCCCTTCCCTTTCTTTGGTTGTTCTTGTTGCTCCGGTTGGAATGGCAGGGGATGCGAATGCATGTAATAGATCATTCGGTTTGTGAAAAGCAGGCCGTCAGTCTGCCTGGAGAATACCTGCTCGTTAGGATGCGAGTCCCAGAATACCTTAAACGCAGCGATCAGTTCACCACTTCTTCCCCGTTGGATGACGGGATCCTGTCTCTTGAGATCGTCAAGTGTCCGGATTGCGCTTTCAAGTTCGGGGTTGTTCGGTTTTTGTTTTTGGTCAGTCATGGTTTTTACCATCTTCTCTGGCGATGAAATCACCCATTTTTTTCAACATTTCTGGAGAGAAAGTCGATGCGGGAGCCGGTACGTGTACCATCGTGCCCTTGAGTTCTACCGTCCTGGACTGCTCCCGCCAGTCTTTCGATTGCCGGTTCCGTAGCCAGAAAATCATGCTTGTAGGATCGGGGGCAATCTCTTTTTCAACAATTTCCATACGTGTCGTGCCGTCGGGATTTTTCACCACCCTTTTTTCCTGGACCTTATATCCGCAGGCACGCCGATACAGGTTTTTGACAACTACCGCGTCCGCCTGATCCTTGCCTCCTTTTACGGCGGCCATAAATTCGGGATAATCCCTCATCCAGTTCTTGAACGTAGTGACGCCGATATTGAAAGCATAGGCGATCTCCGGGTTCGTTTTTCCCATAAGACACAATTCTGCAGCTTTAACCGGGTGAAATTCGGAGTTATATATCGAAGGACGACCGGTTTTCCTCTTTTTACTAGGCGCTAATTTCTTCTTCATGCAGTTTCCCCAATGTAGACAAACGATGCGGTTATCCTCCGGTTACTTTTCGTATTGTTCAGGTGTACCAGCCCGGTTGCCTGCTTGGTCTGGTGACCAAACGAGATCAACCGCCAGCCGTGTTTTTTGAGGGAATTGATGAGCGACACCTGCGAGGTAACCAGATGAACTGAAAATCCTGCCTTTTTATACAGGTCGGCAATAAATCCCAGGAACCGTGTCCCTATACCGATTCCCTGGTAATCCGGCAAAACGACAAGACGGTGCACCATCTTCATCCGGGGGCTTTTCGGGTGAGGAAAATGCCGGACAGCGCAGAATGCCACCGGTGCGTTGTTGATGCAGCCGATAAAAATGTCAGTGCCTTTCTTGATCCCGGTGTTCAGATAGTGATACTTCCCAAAAACGTCCCATAGCTCTGCGTTTCTGTGGGTGTCGAATACGTCAACCGTGATCGCTGGGCGTTTTCCGTCCCGAAAGGAAAAGGACTGCTGATTGGTATCATACACCCAATCAGGTTGCAGCCATGCGATAATGTCATCGTGACAAGAAACCGCTATAAACTTCTTACCCTTGTTTCTGATCGCTTTGTTCACCGCGAGAGAACACACTTTGGCAACATCCCGGTCTACTACCGAGGTGTATTCGTCAAACACAATCACATTGCGGTCTTCAAGCAGGGCCCGGGCGAGGTCTACCCGCATCCTCTCCCCATTACTCAGTACAGCATACGATTTCAGCCACGAAGGCGGCGAGGAAAAACCCACGGCGGTAAACATTTTGGTGATGGCTGCATAAGGTATCCCGTTCGGCATCTCGTTCACGATGGCAGATTTTCCGTATGAATGTGGTTCAATGTATCCGGATGCGAAGATTTCCTTTGCGATGGTCGTTTTGCCGGTTCCGCTCCGGCCGACAATTAAACCGATATTCCATTCTTTGCCCTCAATGGCAATATCGCCGGTAAAATGTTCCTCGACAGTGGACGTTTGCAGGTCAAAGGCTCCCTTGACTTGTTCGACTTTGAATGTCCCGGCTGCCGTCGTGGATTTTACGATGTCAAAACGCGGCACTTGTACCCGGCCTCCACGAGCTCATTGTAGATCTGTTCCTGCTCGGTTTCGTTGGGACATTCGATAATAACTTCAAAAGCGGATTTCGGCTTGACCTCGTTCGTGTCATCGGTCTTTTCCAGATCAGCCTTTAAATTCCCGAATTCCTTTTCATCAAACCCAGTGAGTCCAAGCATTCCTTCCGTTTTTAGTTCGCTCAGAAGAGTCATGAGCCGGTCCATGTCCCAGGCACCACTGATTTTGTTGAGCGCGACATTCAGCGCTTTCTCCTCGTTTTTGGGGAGATAAATTTCCACGACATCGATCTGCGCATGACCCAGCTCTTTGAGCACCTTAAGCCGCTGGTGACCACCTATAACGGTATTGTCACTGTTGATGATGACCGGGTCAACATACCCGAACTCTTCAATCGACCGCTTGATACGCTGGTATTCCGGATCGGTTGGCTGGAGGTCTTTCCGGGGATTGTATTTCGCGGGGGTTAATTCGCTGATGAAGACTTTCTTAAATTTCATTGCGCGGTCACTCATGGTTTTTCACCTTCGGGCAGTTTTCGAGATAGCAATACCCGGTGCCGTCCGGGTGTCTGCAATTCGTTCCGCCCTGGACAATCCGTGATTCTGCACATTGTGCCTGGATGGTGCGCTGCCAATCGGTTTCGGTCATTATTTTATCAGCTAAAATGAGCCCGGGCGGAGTGAACCGCACCTCGTAGGGTTTTCTCGCCGTTCCGGGGGACAGAGTCCAGACGGCAGATAAACGCGGGCCCAAAAGAAATTATAAGGTTATACCGAGGATGTGCAAGAGCGAGGAGCCGCCGTATAACAGCGCCGGCCCAAAGGCAATCTTAAGGGCGATACTCATCCAGTCACCGGTCCCGGCTTTGGTCATGAACTCGTTGATCACGAATCCTTTGATCCGGATGAGTGTGGTACTGTGAGCAGCCTCATACCCGGCAATGGCATCCGAGTCCCAGTAATGCTCGACATCGGAAAACATGGGAGGGCATGCAGGTATAGATTCCCGATCTTTTGCTGCTGCACCTTCCTGGGCTGCGAGCAGGGCGACCATCTGT